GTTCGAGGTTTGCAACATTATTGAGCCTAACGATGACAGGATCGACGTTGCCGGTGCGAACGGGATGCCGTTCCGGTCTATCTATTGGGAAAAAGGGGCAACCGGCAAGCTCGAGAAGTTCTTGTCTGTCGGTGGATACCACGAGTTTCCCGTGATGGTTCCGAGATGGAGCGTCAAGGGTGTTTCTGTCTACGGCAAGGGGCCTGGGATTAAAACGCTTGGCGACGTCAAGATGTTGCAGAAGCTCGAGCGCAAGAAGCTCATCGCTCTCGACAAGGTTATTGATCCGCCTATGGCTGCACCTGACGGGCTCAAGACTGCCCAGGTAAACAGTTACCCTGGCGGGCTGACATACTCTGATTCTCTTTCCGGGCAGAACGGTATCAGACCGCTGTATCAGATCAACCCGAACTTCCCTGCGATCTCAGACGAGATTCAGCGTGTAGAGCAGCGCATCAGGCGCACGTTCTTCAACGAGTTGTTTTTGATGATCGCTAACACAAGCAAGAACGGGATGACAGCAACCGAAGTAATCGAGCGGCATGAAGAGAAAATGCTCATGCTTGGCCCGGTTCTCGAGCGGGTCCATACCGAGATGTGCGACCCAGCTATCGACCGCGTGTTTGGGATTCTCCTCCGGGGCGGGATGCTTCCTCCCATCCCCGATGACCTCCGGGGGAAATCCCTGAACGTGGAATACATCAGCATGCTGGCTCAGGCTCAGAAGCTCATGGGCGCGAATACCATTCATCAGTTCCTTGGCGTGGCCGGGAACATGGCAAGCGTCCAGCCTGACGTCCTTGATGGTGTGGACTTCGATGTTGCGCTGGAAAAGTACGCCGACATTGTAAACCTCGATCCGGAAATCATGCGAACGAAAGAGGCTCGTGATGCTATCAGGCAACAGCGAGCAGAAGCCCATGCCGCGCAGCAAGCACAAGAAACAGCCATGAACGCGGTCCAGGGTGCAAAGACTCTGTCTGAGACAGACATGACAAAGAATAGCGCATTAAGCCAACTGACCGGGAGTCCTCAATAATGAGCGAAGCACATAAAACCCAGTTGCACAAAATTGCCGAAAGACTTCGGAAGCAGCGCCTTGATGACGTCGCGGCATTGTTGGGGCTCCCGGCTGGTAGGCGTTTCCTCGGGCGGCTGTTGGAAGACTGCCGTCTGTTCAAGTTGTCCTATACGGGCAACGCTCAAACGCATTTTTTCGAGGGCATCAGAAACGTGGGCCTGAAGGTTCTGGACGAACTGACAGACGCAAACGAAGACGCTCTCGAGATCGTGATGAAAGAATACAGGAAGGAGAAAGCAGAACATGACCGAGCAATCGCAGACGCCGGAAGCAGCGGTGCAGAGTAACACCGAAACCGCAGCAACCGATACCCTGCTTGGCGGAACACCAGACGGTAGCGATGCCGCACAGGGTTCCGCATCGACCCAGGAGTCCGGTTCCAACACGGAACAGGACACCAAGCCTGAAGGCGAGAAGGCGGATGGCGAGGGTGCTTCTTCGGAGGCTCCGGAGCAATACGACCTGAAGATGCCTGAAGGCGTGACAGTTGACCCTGAGCGAATGACCGAGTTCGCCTCGATAGCAAAGGAGATCGGACTTACCAACGAACAAGCCCAGAAGCTAGCCGACCTCTCGGCAACCTGGTCCGAAACTGACGTCAAGGCCGCAGAAGCCGCAAGAGACAAGCAGTTGAACGAGATGCAGGATGCCTGGAAAGAGGAGTTCAAGAAAGACCCGAAACATCAGGAAATTCTTGTTATGGCAAAGCGGGCGGTAAATCGTCTGGCTCCCGAAGGCGACGAGTCTATGTCTCAGGTCAGGGGTCTGTTGCAAGGTTCTTGGCTGGCGAACCATCCCGGCATGATCCGGATGCTTGCCAAGGTTGGGGCACTTCTTTCGGAAGACAAGTTTCTCGACGGTGGTCCTGGCGGGTCTTCGACAAAGTCCATGGCATCCGTCATGTATAACAAAAATTGAAAAGGGAGTAAGCAATGACTACCATTGGCACTTCGGTGACGCTTCTTGACGTCGCCAAGCGAAAAGATCCTGACGGCAAGACTGCAAAGATTGCCGAAGTTCTTACGCAAACCAACGAAATCCTCGAGGATATGACATGGATGGAAGCCAACGATGGTTCCAGCAACATCAGCACCCTCCGCAAGTCTATCCCCGCCGCTACCTGGCGTCTGCTGAACTACGGTGTTGCAGGTTCCAAGAGCGTTACTGGTCAGGTCACTGACACCTGTGGCCGTCTTGAAGCCCGCAGCGAAGTTGACGAAGCGATCCTCGACCTCAATCCTGATCCTGCCGGGTTCCGTCTGTCCGAAGACCTCGCACACATGGAAGGCATGAACCAGGGCGTTTCTACTGCTTTGATCTACGGCAACACCAACACCAACCCAGAGCAGTTCTTCGGTCTGTCTCCCCGGTTTGCCACTCCTTCTAGCGATGACGAAGAGATCGGCTTCAACATGATTGACGGTGGCGGTTCCGGATCTGACAACACCAGCGTTTGGCTTGTTGGTTACGGTGACTCGACCTGCCACGGGATCTATCCCAAAGGCACCAAGGCTGGCATCGAACACAACGACATTGGCCGCGAACCCGTCCGTGATTCCGACGGTCGCGTCTACTACGCTCAGGTTTCTCAGTTCATCTGGCGTTGTGGCCTGGTCGTGCGTGACTGGCGTTACCTCGTTCGCATCTGCAACATCGACGTAAGCAACCTTCTTTCCGGTGTCGGTGCTGCCGATCTCATCACCGCGATGATCCGTGCAACCGAGCGTATCCCGTCACTGTCGTTCGCCAAAATGTCTTTCCTTGGCAACCGTGCTGTCCGCTCTGCTCTCCGTCGCCAGATCATTGCCAAGAGCAACGTCAACCTGACCTATGACACCGTTGCTGGCAAAAGGGTGATGGCTTTCGACGGAATCCCATTCCGCCGCACCGATGCCATCCTCAACACCGAGACTGCCGTTACCGGCACGTTTGCAAGCGAATAGGAGGGCCGACACATGCGTAAGCTGAACATCGTCCTCCTGGTCGCCTTGGTTCTCCTTCCTCTTGTTGCCGGGGCTCAGTCGAGAATCGGATACCCTGAACTGCAACAGCAGATGGACCAGTTCTCCTACCTGGCTCGGCAGACCTACTACTCACTCAACACAGCGTCCGCTGCCTGCCCGGTTGACACGACCTATACAAACTGCGCTACGACCGCATACATCGGATCTTCCATCAATGCTCCTTACAAGATCCGGATTCAGAATCTTGGAGCGAACAAGATTTACTACAACCCCCAGACCGTAAGCGGCACAACGCTGACCGCTCCTAACACAGAAGACTCTTACCTTGTCAGTGGCATGGAGTCTGCAACCGGGTCTGCTGAGTTGAGTAGCGGTGAAGCCGTGGAGCTCTTCTTCGTATCGCAACCCAATATGGTGCTTGGCGGCGGCGGGTCTGCTGCTACGTTCACCGTAGAGGTTTGGACTAGATAGTCCAGAAAGGAAACAAGACAATGTTCGTTGATAAGCAACTTCTTCTCAGTGACGCGCAGGAAGAGACTACTGTCGCTGCTCACGACTCCGATAACATCATCGACCAGGGCGTTGCCTCTGACGCTGCCAAGGAACTCTACATGGTGTTCCTGGTCACGACTGCCTTCACTAGCTCCGGTTCTGCCACTGTCGCTCTCTCTCTCAAGGATTCTCCCGACAATGCGACCTACACCGAAAAGCTCGGCGTGGCTGCTCAAACCTATGCCAACTTCACCGCTGGCAAACGGTATGTCATGAGACTTCCTCAGGGGATGGATCGTTACATCAAGGGCGTTCTCACCATTGGGACGGCAGTTCTGACAGCCGGGGCTTTCGACTGGTTCCTGACCGACGCTCCTCAAACCAATCAGTAGGGGGTAGGTCATGGCTAAGTTCCGCGTTCTGAAAACATGCCAGGTTGCGAACCACCTGTGCCTGAAAGGTGATGTTGTGGACTTCCCGTCGCACCCTGTTTCTCCGGACGGCGAGAAGAACCCTCATCTCGTTCCTGTTGCCGATGCTCCCGTGGCTCAAAAGCTCGAGGTTCCAGCCGACAGGAAGAAGAAGGCACTCGAGGACACCGCAAAAGCCAAGGGTCTTGAGAAAGGCGATGGCGGCAAGTTCAGCAGGAAAGACGGCAAAGATCCTGTCAAACCTCTGAAGGACAAGTAACCAACAGCCGGGGGTCTTCGGACTCCCGGCCTTGGACTTTACAAGGGAACAGACATGGCAACGAGTAGCACGGAAATCTGCAACCTGGCTCTTGTCCATCTTGGGCAAGGCGAAATCGCTTCGATGACGGAAGCCTCTCCGGAAGCTAAGGTCATGAACCGCATTTACGAGTATTGTCGCCGGAAGTGTTTGCGTGATTCTCCGTGGCAGTTTGCGACCAGGGTGGTCACGCTTGCCGTGCTTCCGGACGAAACAGATTCCGTCTGGAGCTATGTCTACGCTAAACCCGCAGGATGTATCCGCATCCAGGGTATTATCCCTGAATCATCGACCACGCAGACCGTGCCGTATGCCGTCCGCGAAGAGATGATCTATACGGACATGGGCGAAGCCGAGCTCAAGTTCAACTATGATATTGAAGACCCAAACAAGTTTTCCGATACCTTTATCCTTGCGCTGTCTCATCTACTGGCGTCTGTCGCTTCTAAGGCGATCACCGGCGATCCAGCCGACAAGACAACCAACTATCAGATGTATCAGCAGTTGATCGAGAAAGACAAGGGTGTCGATGCAGGGGAAAGCAAAGAGATTCCCGCTGTCGGCCTGGACTTCATTAACGCGAGGGCATGATGACCAGGCTACCGATACCGAGTTTCGCTGCTGGCGAACTGGCTCCCACGATGGCGGGCCGGGTGGACATGGAGAAGTTCCAGTCTGGCGTTTCGACCATGAAGAACTTTATGGTTCACAAGCACGGTGGCGCTAGCAACCGTCCTGGGCTGGAGTTTGTCGATGAGGTCGCAAGGCTTGCAAACGGACTTGGGGGCGGCTCCACTGGCATCCGTCTTATCCCGTTCGAGTTCAGCGTGACGCAGACATACGTTCTTGAGTTCACGCAGTATTGTATGCGGGTGTTCAAGGACGGGGCTCTTGTCCTGAATCCGTTGGTCGATGCTGCGAGGTTCCAGTGGACTGCTTCTGGGTCTGGGACGAACGAGTATTACCTCGAGGCTGCTGGCGGTGGTGCGCCTGGGGTGAACTGCTCTGCTGACAACGAGGTTTACATTGACTCTGTCGTGGCCACCCAGGGAACTGCCGGATCGCTTTCTGCCGGTGAGTGGGATTGGGCGGACAACGACGCTCTCGGGTTCAGCACTCACTATGTGCGCTTGTCTGACGGAACTGACCCAGACACAAAAGCAGACGGTTTTGTCAGTGCAGCATATCGGGAGACAACCAACTACACCGGGGCTCAACTCTCCGAGATTCGGTATACCCAGACGGCAGACACAATGTATCTT